CGGCGCCAAGAAATCACGCAGCGCCAAGGGTGAACCCTGGCGGCCGGACAAGGAAGACGCCACCAAGACGGTGGTGCGCTTCAAGGCCAACCGCTTCAGCAACGACGACGGCACCTTCACCAAAGGGCCGCGCATGGTGGATGCCAAGAAGCAGCCATGGGATGGCCAGGAGATCGGCAACGGCTCTGAGCTGATCATCGGCTTCACGGTGTATCCGTGGAATCGCTCTGAGGGTTGTGGCGTCACACTGCAACCGAAAGCGGTGCAGGTGGTCACGCTGATCCCACGCGAAGATCCAGGCGACAAGGTTGCCGATGGCTTCGATGAGCAGGACGGCTATGTGGTCGGCCAGGCGTCTGAGTATGTGGACGAGTTCGCGGACGATGAAGAGGCACCCTTCTGATGGATCGCGCAACTGTTGACGCCATCCGCACGGCTGATGCGTCGATTGCCGCTCAGGCCATCGAGTCTGAGCTGCGCTTGTGGTGGCGCTCCCAGGCGCAGCCGGAGCAGGTGCTGCTGTCAGCTGATGACACCGTGCGGTTTGTGCAGCACATCCTGCGGCGAGGTCGCCATGGCTGATCTGCCCTTCATGCGCGGACATGGCGTCAACCGCTCCAGCGGTGTGCGCGTGGTGCCGGTGGCTGATCTGCGCCGGCTGCATCAGCTGATGCTGGCGGCCATCTGCCTGCAGCTGCTGCAGGTGGTGGCGGTGCTGTGGCGGCTGCAGTGACATGAGCTCTGCAGGTCTGGGCTGGTGGCTGGAGACGATTGGTCGGTATCCGCTGCTCAGCCCAGCGCAGGAGATCGAGCTCGGCACTGCTATCCAGGCATGGTTGAACCATCCGGGATTTCCAAATCGTTGCCCGCCAGGCATCCGCCGCCGCGGTGAACGTGCCAAGCGTCGATTCATCGAAGCCAACCTGCGCCTGGCGGTGAGCTATGTCTCGAAGCACTGCAACAGGTTGGCCAAGGGCCACAGCCACGATGATCTGATCCAGGCCGCCAACCTGGGTCTGATCACGGCGGTGGAGCGGTACGACCCAGCGCGTGGCTACCGCTTCTCCACCTACGCCTACTGGTGGATCCGGCAGTCGGTCACGAACTGGGCGGATCGGCACGGCCGCACCGTGTCCATCCCTGCGATCCATTCGCAACACCTTGGCCGGCTTGGTGCCATCCGCCGCCGGCTGCTGCTGGAGCTCGGCCGCGAGCCATCACGCCAGGAGCTGTCCGAAGCGCTTGGTGTATCCGATCGCGTGCTCGAGCAGCTGCTGGTGAACATGCAGCCGATCGGCAGCCTGGATCGGGTGATCGCTGATGACGGCGGCATGGAGCTGGGCGATCTGATCGCCACCCATGACACCACGCTCGAGGATCAGGAAGAACAGGAGCAGCGGCGGCAGCAGGCGCAGCAGCTGCAGCAGTTGATCAGCCGGCTGCCAAGGCGTGAGCAGCGCCTGGTGCGTCAGGCGTATGGCCTCGATGGTGTGCAGCGCAGCCGTAAGGAGGTGGCCACGGCGGCGGGCATCAGCACACGCAAGCTGGAGGTCATCCTGCAGGCGGTGGAGCAGCAGCTGCAGCAGATGGCTGTGCAGCTGGAGTTGATCACGGTGCCGGTGGCGGTGCTGCCGCCCCGGGTGAAGGTGGAGCGCAGGCCGCGGTTGCTGGTGATCACAGCTCAGCTGAGTTTCTGGCCAGCAGCTCCCGTGCCATCTCCATGTAGCGCTCACTCGGACCAGGTAGCGACGGTTCAGCCTTCGCCAGCAGCAGCTCCACCTCGAGGCAGGCCACACGCCGCAGCGCCTGGTTCAGCAGATGCTGCTGCGTGTACCACTGCACAATCAGTCGATCGGATTGCTGCTGCAGCTCCTGCAGCTTGAGGCGCACCGCACGCCGGCGGTCGGTTTCCATCTGCAGTTCAGTGGCCAGGCTGAGGGTTGGATCGAGCCAGCTCATGCCGCATCAGCAGCCATCAGGTCAGTCTGAGCAGGCGCCATTCATCACGGTTGGCGTAGACGATCGCGGCTCCGCGTGCTGGCTGGTGGTCACCGCTGATCAGCTGATCACAGCCAGCAGCGGCAGCAGCGCATTGACGATCCTCGAGGCGGTGCTGCGCTCGCGCGGCCGGCAGCTTCCCTAGTAATCCCAGCGCACGCGGGGCCGGCCGGCCCTGATGCCCAGATGAACGAAGCCCTTGGGTGCGCCATAGCCAATGCTGAATGGCCAGTGCTGATCACACCAGGCCTGCACTGCTTTGATGTCCACGCCTGGCACGTTGAAGTCCACAGCGCCGGTGCTGGGTGCGTTGTACAGGTGCTCACTGGCGCTGGCACCACCAACAGCGCGATTCACCGCCGGCGGCCGGTAGCCGCTGGTGATCACCACCGCACGATTGCCAAATTGCGCGCGCACACGCTCGAGGAATGCCGCCAGCTCAGCCGCAGTGTCCAGCTGGTGCTGATGATCAAAGCGCCGGGCCTCCTGCCACAACGCAAACTCACCCAGCTGGATGTGCGGCGTGATGCGGGTGGCGAAGTCTGATGCAGGCGTCAGCTTGAACGGCTGCTGCTGCACCACCGGCCGGCCGTTGTTGAACAGGGCCACCTCAGCTGCGCGCCGGCGCTCGAGGCCAGCCAGCACTGCTTCACCGGCATGGCTCCAGCGTGGCAACTCCTGCTGGATCACCACAGACGGTGGATCACCAGCCTGCAGGCGCTTGCGCAGCGTGGAGCTGGCGACTGCGCTGAGGCCGACGTTGTAGGCCCAGCTGATCAGCGCGGCGATCTCATTGGCGCGCCACTTGGTCGCCATCGGCAGCAGCTTCAGCAGCTGCTCACCAGTGCCCTGGAGCTCAGCATCCAGGAACGCATCAGCCTGCTGCTGGCTGATGGTGTCACCCTGCTGGACGGCGCGGCCGTTGAGTGTGGTCTGCCCCCAGCCGATGGTCCACACACCGGCGGGGCATTTGTAGGCCACCAGGCGGCAGCCTTCAAACTCACGCACGATGGCCCGGGCCGGCGCCAGCCAGGCCGCTGGTGTGTTCGGCACCGCTGCATTCCAGATGCTGCCCAGCTCGCCGTTGTTCTCCAGTGCGCCCGCGGGCAGGTGCTTCTCCACGGCCTCCCAGAACGCGCGGTGATGCGCCAGCTCGAGGTTGGAGTGCTTGACGCAATCAATCAGGCGCCTGGTCATGGCCGGTGCTGCTGGATGACAGGCTGCCGATCAGCGAATGCGCCCTTGATTTCAGACCAGACGATGGGGCTGAGCATCGCGGCGACAAAGGCGAGGATCACCACCTGCGCCATCTTGTTTTCAAGCTTGCCGACACGTTCACCGATGCTGTTGCGTTCCCGGCCATCGGTGATGGCGGCATCCAGCAGCTGCTTCAGCTGGCCCTCGAGTACACCAATGGCGCGCAGGATCTCGCCGTGCGATGGCTCGTTACCCATTGGTGTCATCACCGCTTGCGGGATGCAATGCCACGCAATGCGCCGAGGATCAGCTGGGTCCAGCTGTTAGCGCGAATGCCAGGCACGATTGCCAGCAGTTCAGAGCCAGCCAGCAATGCCACGGCGATGCTGGTGATGTCTTCCGGTGTGGGCGCCATAGCTGATGCGCTGATGGCTCAGGCTATTCAGAGCGTCAGTTCACCAGCGTCAACGTGCTGGCCGCCAGGGAGAAGGTGCCGTTGCTGGTCGTGATGTTGCTGTTGAAGTCGTTGTAGGCAACCAATTCATCAGCACTTGCTAGTCCGCCGCGGGATTTGTAATACACCGCGCCGCGTGCGGTGATGGTGCTGCTGGTCCAGGAAACCGCTGCAAACTGAATGGTCACCTTGTCGTTGGCGGTGTCCTTGGTGACGGTGACAGGCACGCTGATGCCACCGGCGGTGTAGCCAGTGCCGCTGACTTCGTTGGTGACGCTGGAACGCTTTAGGTGCGTGTCCTTGTCTGGTGTGTAGCTGCTGGTGACCAGCATCACTTTGAAGCTGTCGGTGTCGAAATCGATGGCGTTGCGCGCCATGTCATCGATGCAGGAGTTGTAGACGAAGGAAGCCATCAGGGTGCAGGCGGCTGCGGCCAGGTGATGTCAAACGGGTTGGCAGCATCGGCCAGGTCGCGCAGCGCTTGGCGGTAGGCGGCCCATGCGTCACGATCGGCGCCGAGGTCGTAGTCAGCAATCTGCGTCCAGTCACAGGACTGCAGCAGCTCGATGCGCCGTTCGCGGACCTTGGCGTGCTGCGTTTGCAGCTCGTTGAAGCTGTAGGGGCGCACGACGTACTCAAGCGCCTCGCCGTCCCAGTCGATCGTCTCCAACTTCTGGTTGCACTCGGGGCGCTCGTAAGGGCCGGTGTAGCCGGCACGCTCCAGCTCGTCAGGCGTGAAGGTGCTGTTGTCCGTGCGGGTGCTGCCGTCCGCAAAGCGGATGCGGTGCGGCAGGGGTGCTGGGGTGGATTGGAGGTGGGAGTAGAGCATCAGCCGTTCGGGAAGGGAGCGGTTGGTGCGGTGAAGTTGGCGGTGTAGCGGGCGACAGTGGTTATCCTGTATTCGTCAAAATACCCATCCATGCCGTATAACGTATTCCAATCCATCCCAATCCGCACCGCTGTGTTTGAAAGATTACCTGAGTTAGAATAGGTGCCGGTTTGCAGTGTGCCATCCACAAAAATGCTCCAAGTGCCAGCCGCTCGCGTTAGTGCTACGTGAGCCCACGTATTTAGGCTAAGAGTGCCGGTAGTTATTTGAAAGGTGTTCAGAAAAAGAAAGATCTGACCCCCTGAATTTACGCCAAGAACAAAACCGGAAGTGTCATTGTCAGAAGTTCGGCTATCGTAAATCATTCGATAGTTAGCAAAAGAGGCAAACCGCACCCATGCCTCGATTGTAAAATCACTGGTTCCCAATGAACCCAGAGTGCAAGATAGGTAATCACCTGATCCATCAAAGTAGCCGCTTGCGCCGCCAAACTTGCTTTGTGCTGTACTGATCTGCGCGTTGCCGTTAGCTGTGACCGAGACTGTATTGCTGCTGTTATCAGTGAATGTTGTACTGCCGTTGCTGCCGTCCATGTGCAGCAGCAGTGACACGTCGTTCCAGTACGCATCACCTGTTGTTGGCCAGATGGCTGCGCGTCTCGCCACGCTCTGCTCATTCTGAAACCACAAGCCAGGCGCTGTGTTGGTTGTCGGCGTCCGCCTGACGCCCATCAAACCACCGTTGAAGCCGAGCATCAGCTGATGTCCTCGTAGGAGATGACCAGCTCCAGGTCGCTGGCAGCGCTGGCCTGTGCGCGGAGGCTGTGGCCTTCTTCTAGGTAGATGTAAGCCTCGCGGGTGACCAGCACCTGCGTGGCATCCGCTGGCACGGTGATGGTCTTGCCGATGGCGAAGCCGGTAGTGCCGTTGTAGTGCTCCAGGCTGATGTCAGCCGCTGCGGTGCCATCCACGTTGGCGCAGTACACCGAGTTGATTTTCAGCACCTTGCCGCTGCTAGCGCCATTGCTCAGCGCTGCAGCCATCGAGGTGGTGACGGCATAGCCCACGGTCTTGCCGGTGACCGTCGTGACCGAGCTGCCGCTCTTGATATTGGGGGCTGCCATTGATCACCGCCAGGTGGTGTATTGATCTTCATTCCAGAATAGCGACGCCGCGAAGCCATCATCATCAGCTGCGGTTCCAGTAGCCGCCCCAGCGGCCCACTCCACATTCACCACCAGGTCGATCTCGCCGGTCTGCGTTGCAGCGCCTGGATTCCAGAGCACGCTTACTGCCAAATCCAGACCGGTAGCTGGTTCGGGCGATGGCAGCCAGTTGTCGGCTGTCATCAACGCCACGCTTACGTTCACCAGCCCGCCGCTGAGATGCTCCTCCTCCGGCGGTTCTTGATATCGCCAGCGAGTGCCGGCTGGCACGATATTATCAACGCTGCTATGGCCTGCCCAGATTTCAGCCGGCAGCAGAAATGGAACCATTGAGCCATCCTGATTGCGATAGTGATCACGGATGCTCAGCATCTCAAGCTGTGTTAGGTACTCATACTCCAACGTCATGCTCAAGGCGTTGCTGTAATCAGAATGCAAAAACTTGATGACACCTCCGCTTAAGTTTGCTTCACGAGAGACGGCAAAGCTGCCAAAGCTATAGCGACGAACCACTGGTACTACAGGCGGATATGGTGCAATAGCAGCGCCAGCTGCATAGAGCAGCGCATCACCTGGCTGTCCGTACCATTCAGCCCAAAACGCAGCGCTCATCAGCTTAGTTTGTCAGGTTGATGACACTAGCCGAAACGCTAAACGTCCCACCGGCAGACGTGACGTTGCCATTGAAGTCAAGGTAAAAGACAAGTTCGTCCAGACTGCTGGAACCGCCGCGTGCTTTATAGACAACAGCTCCTGCGGTGGTGAATGAAGCCGATGGCCAGGACACAGCGGCAAAGGTGATGATCTTTTTATTCGTGTCATCGCTTAGGCTGCACACCACGGCATTGCCTCCAGCGGTGTAGCCCGTGCCGCTGACTTCATTGGTGACATCGTTTCGCTTGTCATGCGCCGATTTCGATGCCGCATATGAGCTAGTCACCAGCATCATCTTGAAGGAGTCGGCGCCAAAGTCGATGTCACTGTTTACCAGATCGGTAAGCACTGAGTTGTAAACAAAGCTAGCCATGGTTTTTTCTTAGTCTAAGGGCCGGTCTTTTGAAGCCGCATGATGGTGTTGTCGGTCCACTGCAGATTTGTGGTGAGCACTGTTCCGTTGTTGGCGCCGTATGCTTGCCCCAGGTCAATCATGCACATGGCGTAAGACTGACTGAATAATGTCTGGGTGTTGAAGGTCCGCTCTCCTAAGTTGCAGCACAACAAAACGGAGCGAACTCCTGAAAGCAGTGGAACGGTGTTAATGAATCCGCTTGTGCTAGTTGGTAGATCTGAAGTCAACCTAACAGACGTACTGGTAGCGGAGGAATTTGCG